TGGTGCGGCACGGCTTATCAGACCGGCATGCAGCGCATGCAGCAAATGATTGCTTGGATGAACGTGCTGCGAGGCATCCCGCCGCAACAGCTTGACGGACGGCGCTTGAACGTCGGCCCGATTCTGGAAATGGGCACTGAACAGATTTTTGGCCCGGAAGTCGCGCCGCGTATCCTGATCGATGAACGCAACTTGTTCCACGTCGATCCGGAAGACGAGAACCTGATGATGCATAACGGCATGCCTGCCGAAGTGCACCCAGCGGATGACGACCAACGCCACCTGAAGACGCACATGCACGGCGCGCAGATGACGGGCGATCCGGTAGGCCTCTTCCGCGCGCATATCCAAGCGCACCAGCAAGCCATGCAACAGAAGATGCAAAAGGCAATGGGGCCACCCCCCGGCCAGCAAGGCGTACCCGGCGGCGCAGGACCCGGCGTGGCCGGAACACCGCGCCCCGGCGCGCAACCCGGCCAGCCGCGTCCGCAAGGCCCCGCCGGCATGATTCACCCTGACGCGGTAGCAGATCCGCAGATGGGGCCGCGATGAAAGGCTTTATCGCCCGGTCAACACTTTGGGGAACGATCCAAACAACGGATCGTTTTTACGCGTTGCCGATCGATCAGCAGATCGCAGTCTCGATGCATGAAGCCGGCCACATCAAGCGCAAGCACGCATGGAAGCGCTTGGGATGGATTTTGATGGGGAAGGCGTTCTTTCAGACAGAACGCTTTTTCGAGATGTGCGCCGCGCAAGAATTAGAAGCGGACAGCTACGTACGTGATAGCGGCTATGGTCGGGAATTAGCTACTTTCTTAATTTCGCACGTTCGCAGTACGGCACCGGGGTATCCTTCTGTCAGACGCAGATTGGAGAACCTCAATGTCTGACGAATTCCTGATTACCGCACCAATAGTTAGATCCGAGGGGGTTGGTGTTCCCGTTAACGAAATCCAGCGAGCGATTAATTCAATCTGCCAGCAGACAACGGCGGACCTGAATGTGCTTGCGAGCCAGCCACAGAACCCGACCGGCCCCGCTGGCGGCGATTTGTCGGGTAGTTTCCCAAACCCGACTGTCTCTAAAATCAACGGCGTTACGGCTTCCAGCGCGGGCGGCGCGGGGCAAATCGGCTATGCGCAAGGCGGCACGGGCGCGGTAACTGAGACCGTAGCGGCGAAATTTCAGCAAGGATTAAGCGTTATCGACTTCGGCGCAGATCGTACCGGCGCGGTTGATAGTACGACGGCATTTCAGAACGCCATCAACGCCGCGAACCCCTTGGGCGTTGACGTGTTTATCCCTGGCGGCACATACAAATTATCCAGTGCAATCACACTTGATAATTCAGCAGATGGCACGCAAACCTCGCTGCGAACGTCCTTGGTAGGTACGAACCCTCACGGATGCGTGCTTAATTTCGGTACCGGCGCATATAACTGCATTACGATCAAAGGCAGTAATACAAACGGCGGCGCGGACTCGTTACAGCGGTGCGAGAACCTATTCGTGAACAAGGCCGATAATCTCGGCATCGGTTTTGCGTTCGAACAGCATTCGCACTTGCAAGTGAAGAACTGTCGGGTGAACGGCGCGAACACGGGCATGTACTGCCAGGACGTGCAGGAATCCACTTTCGAAAATTGCCTGGTGGCATTCGCCAACGGTGGTTTTGTGGCGATCCCTTTCCAAAGTTTCACCGCGTTCAACGCAATAACTTTCCTGAATTGCAAATTCGGAAATTGTAATCAATTCGGTCTGGATTTGCAGAACGTGGCGGCAGTGAACTTCTTCGGCGGGTCAATTGAGGGGAATACGACCAACAGTGCGTCACAAGTTACGTGGGGCGTTCGGTGCATCATCAACGCAGACGCGACGTTGCAAGGTACCGTGGGCGTCAATTTCTTCGGCACGTATATTGAGAATAACGGGTTCAACGGTACGCCGAACACGCCGAACGCCGATATTTGGATCGTGAATTCAACTTCACCCTCAACGTACAACATCGTGGGGTGCTCGTTCCAACGACATTCGTTCTTCAGTACGAATTGCATTCGCCTGGATACGTCAGGCGCGTTTCAGCAGAACTTGAACATTACCGGTTGCGGTTTTCGGGGATACTCGGATTACACAGCCAGCGCCGGTCGGCCCTACTGGTTGGTATCAACTCCCGCGCCGACGACGCAGGTCTCCGCGATAGGGAACACGTACCAAAGCGCAACAGAAACGCCGACAAACTTACTGGCGAATAGCCTAACGAAGGTATTCAGCGCCAATACAAGTGCGCAGAGCATCCCAAACAACGCTTTCACCGTCGTCACCGGGTGGACGAACACTTTCGATTCGCATGGGGACTTCACGGCATCGGCGGGAGTATTCACCGCGCCAGTGGCCGGGTTCTATGAAGTGGCGGCGAACATCTCATTCGGGGCTTTGACCGGCGGTGCTGGTGTCGCCGTGGCGGCGAGTATATTCGTTGGCGGCGTGGAGCGCGCGCGCGGGACGCTTGACGCTACGGTAACTAGCACCTTCGGGGTTACCGGAAGCCAGGTTAAAGCTTTGCTCAGTCTGACGGCAGGCCAAACCGTAACGATTGAAGCTTTCCAGAACAGCGGATCGGCGGCGACACTTAACGCGAACGCCGTCAATAATTACGTATCAATCGTTCAGCTACCATAAATTGACAATTCGTAACAAACAGCATATAACCGGCGAAAGCCTTTCTAGGAGCGTATCGTGCGTAAATTACGTTTGGCCGAACTGATCGGCTCGTTGTTCCCGGCGATCCAGGGCCAAGTACCCGTGATCGCAGATAACGGCTCGATGCCGGATCAAATCAGCCTCATCAACGCCATTACCTCGCAGAACCCTTGGCCGGCAACTGCGTACAACGTCTACGCCGGAACGGGCGCGACGACGCTGACGCAACAGCAGACCATGGCGGCAGAGCAAAGCTATCTGCTGATCAGTTCGCTTAGCGCAGGCGCAGCGATTACACTCCCCACCGTAGCGTCAATGCTCGCTACGATGACGCCACAACAAGCCGTTGTTGGTTCGACCATCGTCTGGCGCGTGCTCAACTCCACCACCTTTACGGCTACCATCACGACCAACACCGGTTGGACGCTCACCGGCCACGTGGCGATTCTCACGGCTACCTGGGTCGATTATGTCCTCCAGATTACTTCCGTAGGCGCTACCCCGACCGCGACGCTGCAATCGGTCGGCGCAGGCGACGCTCCTTAAGGATCTGACAATGAATAAGATGCTTAAAAAGCTGCTAGGCCTTCTCTTCCCCGTGGTTGACGGCGATGCTGATGACCTTCCTGACGATCCTGAGCCACTTGATCCCGTTGGCGATGATTCTGACGATCTTCCTGACGATGATTTGCCTGACGATCCTCCTGCGCGGCAAGTCGCATCACGTCGCGATGATGCTGCTGACCGTTTGGCTCGGTTGGAAGCTGAAGTCGAACGCCGGGGCCGCGCAGCGGAAGAACGCGAGCGCGCTTCCCGCACGCCAACGGTAGACGCAGAATTCCAACGTGAGGAGGAGCGTCTTCGCGCCGACGACGTGTCGGAAATGGAACGTTGGCAGATCCAAGCGAATCGCACGTTGCGCGCTACGCAAGCCGAAGCACGGCAAGCGATGTTCCAAGCGCAAGACATGTCGGACCGTACGCGCTTCGAATCGAAGATCGCAACGGAACCGCGCCGCGCGAAGTACACAGAGCGTGTGGAGGAGGAAGTCAAGAAAGCGCAATCGCGCGGTCAAATGGCTTCCCGCGAAGACGTTTATTACTGGATGCTCGGCAAAGACATCGCGGACGGCAAGTTGAAGCCCAAAGCCAAGTCCTCGCCGACAGCCAGCGTACCGCGCGGCAAGACGCCGGGTGTGCGCAGCGACGTTCAGAGCCGGGGGCCAAAGTCGGATCACGACAAGCGCGCCGCACGTCTCGCGAACATGAATATTTAACCCTGAGAGGAAACCATGTCCTTCCGTAAATTGGCCCTCCTTTGGGCTTCGCTGTTCCCCGGCGTGACCAACCAATCGACCAGCTTCACCGCTGACGTTGAAGCGTACATCCAAGAAGAAGTCGAACCGCTCGCGCGCCGCCAACTGGTCGCGTATCAGTTCGGCAAGCCGCTGAAGCTCGACACGAATCGCGGCACGACGTACACGGCCTCGCGCTACCAGCGCCTGCCGTTGCCGTTCGCGCCCTTGCAAGAAGGCGTTGCGCCCCCCGGCGAAGCGATGGCCCTGCAACAAGTCTCGGCCACGGCTCAGCAATGGGGTGACCGCGTTATCATCACCGACGTGGCGAACCTGACCATCAAACACCCGCTGTTCCAGCAAGCGTGCGAACTGGTCGCGCTGCAACTGCCGGAAACGCTCGAACGCAACACGTTCAACACGCTGATGGCGGCAACGCAGGTGAACTACGCCAACGGCAAAGCAAGCCGCGCGAACCTGTTGGCAACCGACGTGATGACGCCGCATGAGAACAACCGCATTGTCGGTTCGTTCCTCACCTACGGCGTACCCCGCTTCATGGGCGACGAGCGCGAAGACATGATGATCGAGGCCGGCGCGTACCGCGACCCGTCGA